CCACACTAGGCTCAGATGAAGTCACTCGCGTTGAAGCAAAAATAGCGGCTCAGATTGCAGAGTCCAAAGCGCCTTCAACGTCTTGGGGAGTGGCTTGGTAATGGAAATCATACTTAAAAGCCTCAAATCCAAAACAGTTCAGTTCTCCATAGCCTTGGCAGTACTAAGCATCCTTCAGGGCTATGTAGGCTTTCTGCCTGTTAGCCCCGCAGGACAAGCTATGGTAGGTTGCATCATCGCAAGCTGTGTAACAGTGTTGCGCTTTGTTACAACCACTGCAATTAGTGAAAAATAAAAAGGAGTTACAAAGCATGGAAGAAACAAAAGATGCAATAGATGTTGTGGCCGCAAGTACAGGTGTAATGGCTTTGATGAGTTGGTTGCCGCCTGTTGCGTCTTTGTTTACGATTGTGTGGCTAGGCATTAGGATTTATGAGTCTGATACAGTTCAAAAACTTATTAATAAAAAGGTAGATTAAAAGATGAGTAAAAAAAGAAATACGCGAAATACTAATAAGTCTTTGAAGGCTCTAAAGCGCAAGCAATATGCTAGAGGTGGTAAAAGTGCTGTTCAAAGCCAACGCGAGTTATTAGAACAGCGGCGGAAAAAAGCTTTAGCAACTCCTGTACAACCTAAAGCAGGCCCAAAGCCTACAAAATTAAAAAACACGCCTACTCCTTTATCTACACCTAAGCCTAGCTCTAGTTTGTTTTCTGATCCTGCTAGAGTTAGTGGCGGAGGAAGAGGTCAGCCTAAAGGACTTGGAACTGAACGACAATCAACTAAATTTATTCCTAATCCTGTAAAAGCAGATGGTGTTGATCCTAGTCTTTACTCTGATCCAAATTTAGGCAGAGCTACACGCGGCGGGGGAATAGATAATCCTAGAGACATTAAGCTTCCAGAACCTTCTCGCTCACTAGGCGGTGGAAGAGGTCAGCCTATTAGAAATGATGCTACGATTAATCAAGTACAGCCTGCGGTTAGAAACCAAAATAGAGCAAGGGAAGAAAAAGCGGCACAAAAAGTTTACCAGAACACTGAGTATAAAGCTTTAGATGGCAAAGTTAACAAATTACGACAAGAAATAACAAGCAGACCTGAGTTTGTAAACGCTCAAAGACGAGTGCAAGAATCTCAAGGGGCTGATAAAGAAGCTATGAAGTTAGTACAAGAACTTTTAAATCCTTTAAGAAAACCTGCACAGGAAGCGAGCGATTTAGGAGCAAAATTGTATGAGCAGGAAATGCAAAGAACTTCTATACCTCCCGTTACACAACAAACAATGGATGAAAATACTAGAAGGCGTGTTGAGTCTGGCATGGGCGGCAATCTAGGAAGCCAACAAGCACAGTCTCAATCTTTAGTGTCTAGACGACCATATGGCAGAGAGAACGAACGCTACAACCCCGAAAACCAGTATTCTGATCCTATTAGAAATGGCGGAAATAATACTGGGCCGTCAGGCGGGCCTGAAAACAAAGCAACTTCAATAGGCTTAGATGGGAAAGAATACTCAAGCAATGCCGCACTTGAAGCCGCTAATGCAAGATACTTAGCCGCACAAAAAGCCGTTGAAAACGCAAATACAAAAGGCGTTGTAACTCCACCAGAAGGTAAAGATGCGCCTATAGGTATAGATGTTAAAGGCCCAACAGCCGACCTACGCCAAATGGAATCTGAATCAATATTTAAACCTGTCCCAGAATCTGAGCAGTGGGCCGACAAGTATGTTGAGCAATACCCTGAGTGGAGCGAAACACAGAAAGCTGAAGCACGAGCATGGGCAATAGAAGCTAAAGAATCAAAAGACGGAACAGCGCAAATGCCTAGTTGGTTGGCAGATTCTGATTTCATAAAAGGCTTTGAAGCCGCTAACAATATGAAATATGATACTACTGGCGTTGCACCCGAAGGAACTGTAACAGGCGATGAAGACATCCAAGAGCTTGGAGAAGCTACAGACGCTACATCAGATACTGTGACTGCTAGAGAGTTATCTACTGCACAAGGAAAAGTAACAATTGCTGATGTTGGCCCAGAAACTAAAGAAGCCGAAAGATATAAAGCTGAACTTGCAGGAACTTTAGACCCTACTAAAGCCGCAGAAGGTAAAGTAAGCAGAACTGGCGTAGCAGGACAAGCTACAGCCACCGAAGCTGATCCAACTAAACGCGATGATGCCGCTGAAGAAGCCGCTAAAGGAAAGTTTGCTGATAGACCAGAGTATAAAGATTATGCTAAAGGCGCTAGAGATGATAGCGACTACGGCTTTGATCCTTCAACAGTAGACGAGCCTAAAGTATCTATAAGGGACGGCGTAACAATACCGCAATCTAAAGTTGATGAAATTAAATTAGATGCTGAAAACCGTGGTCTTGATCCTACAGAGGCTCTTGAGGCTTACAGCGAAGCAATGGTAGAGCGTAAAGTTCAAACAGCCAGAGCCGCTGAAGGCGAAGCCGCTGAGCTTGGTACAGCGCCTACTGAAACTGCCAAACAAGCAGACTTCTTAGGGGCCGCTGATGTTGCCGCAGGACGTAAAGAACAAATAGCTGATGCAGGCGAAGCAGGCTTTGCAACCCGCGAAGGCAGAACTGCTGAAGATGTTGGCGTAGTTCCTGCCGCTCAAACAGGTGTTGTAGATGGTATAGGTGTAGCCGATAGAAACTTTAAAACAGGAGAAGTTTTAACAGAAGCTGAAAAAGTTGAAACTAATTTAGATGCAATGCCTGCATATGCAAAGGCCGCTGAGCGTGTAGCTCAAGTTGGGGAGGCCGCAACACGAATTGCAAATGAATTGGGTGATGCACCTTCTGTAGACTTAGAAGGCCGTGAAGCTATTTTAGGTGAAAAGCCTCAAGGAAATGCCGCGCAAATTGGCGGTATACCTACAATGGCCGCCGCAACAATGCAAGCTGTAACAGGGCAAGACAGAAATGTAGCCGCCGCAGATATGATGGAGGTTGTTGCAAATATACCTGAAGATATTACTGCGGCTGTTTCTCAAGACCCTGCAAGTGTAGAAGCTCAACTAGACTCTGGTGCTGATCCTTCAGTTACAGCGGCTGTTGCGGCACTACCACAAGAAGCACTTGTTTCTACGCAAATGGAAGGTCTTTTAGCAGGCATGGAAGATGGTGAAACTCCTGCATGGGCTAGACCCGCAGTAGCGGCTATAGAGGCTCAGATGGCTCGTAGAGGTTTATCAGCTTCTTCTGTAGGTCGTGATGCATTGTTTAATGCTATTATTCAAAGTGCTTTGCCGATGGCTCAGAGCAATGCTCAAGCCCTTCAACAACGCGCTCAACAGAATCTAAGCAACGAACAACAAGCTAATCTTGCTTCTGCACAAAACACTATGCAAGTACGGATGCAGAATCTTGCTAACCGTCAGACTGCCGCATCTCAGACAGCAGATATGGCACAGCAGATTGCAGTACAGCAGGGTACATTTGAGCAACAAGCTGTAATGACTTCTGCTCAACAGCAACAAGAATCTCGCATGGCTACAACACAGATGGCTCAGCAACGCGCTCAGCAAGTGTCGGCTCAAAACCAACAAGCCGCTATAGCACAGCTTAGCACTAATGCTCAGATGGACTTAGCAAACTTGCAAGCTCTTAATGCGGCAGGTACTCAGAACTTAAACGCAGAGCAACAAGCACGACTACAAACGTATAACGCTCAAGTTTCTAGGACTATGCGAAAAGCAGACTTACAGCAAGACATGGAAAAAGCTAATCTAAGTACTAATCTTCAAGTAGAACTAGCTAACCTAGCTGAAAAGAATACTGCTTCACGAGAATCTATGTCAGTAGAAAATCAAGAAAGATTAACTAAATTAAACACTCTTGTAGACTTTAAAAAGACTAATGCAACTCTAGCTCAGCAAATGGATATGGCTAACATGTCCAATGAACAACAAATCAACATGGCTGAGTTAGCTGAAAGAGCCGCAACAGATGCCGCTAACTTTACTGAAGATAATCGTTTTGAACTACAACGCTTGCAGACTTATGCACAGTTCATGTCTCAGAACACTGAGTTAGCACAGCAAACAGAACTTGCAAACTTTACAGCTTCAGAAAAAATTAATCTTGCTAATCTTATGGCAGAAAACCAAGCGTCTTCTGAAAACCTAAGCAAAGATCAACAGGTCGAGTTAGCTAATTTAAACGCTAAACTTAAAACAGAAACTTTAAATGCTCAGTTACGTCAACAAGCAATTACACAAACATTTACACAAGCGCAACAAACAGAACTTGCAAACTTAGAATCTCTTAATCGTGCAGATGCAGAGTCATTGTCTAATGAACAGCAGGCTAAACTAACAACCTACAACGCTACGGTTCAGCGCACTATACGCCAGACTGAACTTAACTCGCGCATGGAAGAAGTCAACTTAGATGCAAGGCTTAAGGTTGAGTTGTCTGAGCTTTCTGAAAAGAATACAACAGAAAGAGCTAACATGACTACAGATCAGCAAATGAGACTTGCTAATCTAAATACTCTTGTAGACTTTAAGAAAGCTGATGCAGGCTTTGCACAACAAATGGAACTTGCAAACTTAGGCAACGAACAGCAAATAGAGCTTGCAATGCTTCAGGAAAAGTCTGCTGTTGATGCCGCTAACTTTACTGAAGCTAACAGAGGCAGAACCCAAGAGCTTAATACTTATGTTCAGGTTATGTCGCAGAACGAACAGCTTAAGCAAAATGCTGATATGGCTAATCTTTCTATGGAAGAAAAGATTGAGCTTGCTAATTTAAGTTCTAGAAGTCAAGCTGACATGGCTTCTATGTCTGCTGAAAATGTTCAACAGCTTCAAGTCTATGAAAAGAAAATGCAAGCGGGTCAAGTTAACGCACAGCTTGCACAACAGATGGGCTTAGCAAATCTTAGCAACGAGCAAGCCGCCGGAATGTTTAACGCTCAAATGAATGCTAATCTTGACGTAGCCGCAATGAGCAACGAGCAACAAATGGAACTCGCTAACAGCAAGTTTATGCAGAGCATGACGGCTACAAAGTTTAGTGCCGATCAGCAGACAGCCCTGCAAAACGCAACAGCCCTTACGCAAGTAGACTTAGCTAATGCTGATGCAAGGACTCGTGTGTCTGTAGAGAATGCTAAGAACTTTTTAACTATGGACATGGCTAACCTTAGCAACGAGCAACAAGCGATTGTTATGGATCAGCAACTAGCTCAACAAAGACTGTTATCTGATCAGGCCGCTAAAAACGCCGCGCTTCAGTTTGGCGCAACATCTCAAAACCAAATAGATCAGTTTATGATTAGTCAGTCTAACAGCATGAGGCAGTTCAATACAAGTGCGCGAAATGCTATGGAGTCTTTCAACGTCACTGAAGCTAATCGCATGGAGGCTATTGAAGCGGGTAATCAACTACAGGCTGATAGTCTTACTGCACAGCTTGATGCAGATATTAACAAGTTTAATGCTTCTATTGAAACTCAACGTGACCAGTGGAACGCGGCAAACGCACAGGCTGTAGAGCAATCAAACATTAACTGGCGCAGACAAGCTAACACTATAGATACTGCGGCGGCTAATGCGGCCAATCAGCAAAATGTTCAGAATGCTTATAACATTTCGGCGCTTGATCAAACGCAAATGTGGCAACAGTTACGTGATGAGGCTAATTATATACGAACAGCTTATGAAAGCGAAGAACAGCGTAAAGCAACTTTGTATGCAACAGCCATTGGTAATGAAGCAGGAGCTAGTGGAGAAAAAGGTTCTTCAAGTTCTACCTCACTAATTAATTTAATTGACGATGTATTTGGGTAAAGGAGAAGTATAGATGGGTTTTTTAAGTAAGCTTTGGAAAGGTGTTAAAAAAACATTTAAAAAAATTGGTAAGGGTATTAAGAGTGCTTTTATGAAAGTTGGTAAGTTTATGAATAAAATTGGCATTGTAGGCCAGATAGCTTTAGGATTAATTTTGCCCGGAATTGGTTCAGCTTTAGGAGCTTGGGCAGGCACGACATTAGCCGCAGGTTCTACAGCAGGTGTAATTGCTAAAGGGGCCGCTACATTTGTAAACGCCGCAATTAATGTTGGGACAAAAGTTGGGTCTGTATTTAAAACTGTTACGCAAGGAGTTACTAAAGTTATCGGAGATACTGTAGGGGCTGTATTAAATAAAGTTCCTAAACTTGGAGATACTTTAAAAACTTTAACAGGTGGTAAATTAGATATAACTCAAAAAACTTTTAAGGGCGCTTTTAAAACAGCAGGTAATGTTCTTACAGACACTGTAAACGCGGGTAAAGATTTATTTAGTATGGATACTTTAACAGGAGATAATAAATTTTATCTTGAATCACTTGAAAAAAACATAGCTTCTGGAAATGTAAAAGACAGTTCAGTTAGTTCTGGTAAAATAGGCGCTTTGCCTGATCCTGAATTTACAGAACAAATTAAAGATGTAGGAAGCGGTTTTAAAATAGTTGATGGTAAAATGGTTTCTAAAACTCCTTCAACTACAACTGCAAGCCCTTCTTTATTATCAGGCGGTTCAACTAATGTTCCTACTGATACTAAAAATATAGGGCCTTTAAAAGAAGGATATGAGTTTTTAAAAGAAAAAGGTGAAGACCTTGTAGATCAAGGAATTAGTGGAGTTGCCGCTCAAATGACAGGAACAGGCCCACAAGCCGCAGAAATAACAAGTTACAGCAGTTCGCCCGCATCTTCAGAGCCTATTGTAATAGGACAAGACTCTACAATTATGGGAACTCAAGCATATCAAACGGCTATGCAAGATAATAATGTATTAGGTTTCTTTGGCAACCCTTCTTTAATTTACAACGCTGAACAAGAAACAGCTAATTTTGTTAGACAACGACAGGCAGGGGGCATTTAATGGCTACAATCGGAGACGAGTTACAAGTCTTAAAAGGTAATTCAAATCGTCCTATTGCGGGTTCTTCTTTATCAAACGATCCTGAAAATCCTGCTCCTTATGAACGAGCGCCTAAGTTTACTTCTATACATGCGGCAAGCGAAGATTTATTTATAAAGCTTATTGAGCCTAAAAAATATGTTGCAGTTATGGAAGCAGTTGATGACGGAATACCTGTTATGCAAATAACACAAATGATTCTTTTTAACGAATTTCAACAAGGGTCTATTAATCCTGATTTAATGCTAATGCTTGTAGAGCCTGTAGCGTATATGATTATTGCGCTTGCAGAAAGATTAGATTTAGATATTGTAGTTGATGAAGATGATGAAGATGATGAAGTCTTTGGAGTAAATTTTAAAGAAGACAAAATTAAAGAGCTTAAAGGAGCCGTTGCTACTGGAGCAGTTCCCGCAGGTATGCTAACTCCTGAAATGCAGGAAAGAATAGAAGAGCTTCCTAAAACTTTAGAAGAAACTTCTGCACCTCAAGATAGTCTTTTAGCGCCCACAGCGCCCGAAGAAACTGAAACCCCTGAAAGTTTAATGGCAAGAAGGTAATCAAACAATGGCTATAGAAGAATTTGGAAAAAGTTTACTAGCAGATGTACGTAAGCGTAAGGAAGATCAAGCTCGTAAGGCGCGCAAACGTATGGAAAAAGACGCTCTTAAAGGGCTTGCAATTAAAGGTCTTGTAGGTATTGGTAATACTCTTCTTAAAGATAAAGCTAATAAATTTTTAGAAAGCGAACAATACTACAAAGAAAACATGCAGTTTAAAAAAGGCTACACTATATCTAACGAGTATATAGCTCAGGAAAAAGAAGCTAGAAATAGTGCGTTAGGCTATGATGGCTACTGGGAGAATGTTGCTTCTAAAGACATAGTTGATGCTAACATGACAGCAGAGCATGGCGAAAAAAGTCTTTATAATGTCGCCGATTGGTCAGACATGCGTAAAGCTATGTTAAAAGAAATAGGAATGTTAGCTAAACAAAACCACGAAAACGGCCTTGAAAATGCAAAGTCTTTTGTAAACCGCGCAGGAGAAGCGGGAGCAGAGTACTATGCTGATTTTGCAAAACAATCTAGGCCCACTACACTTAAAGATTTAATAACTAACACTGTTAGGTCTATAGGTGGCAAAGATTTAAACGTAGCTTCTCGTGAAAAAACCCGCAAGGAATTTCTAGGCAATGCAGAAGCTGTGATTGCGTATGATCAAGCTTGGGATGTTACAGCAAACAACCGTGTTTCTAAATTCATAGCTGATAAAACAAAACAACTAAGAGGCAAAGCTCCGGTAACAACTCAAGAGTATGTAGACCTTAAAAAAACAGATATATTTCAGAATCCATTGCCGCTAACTTTAGTTACTAAGTCTAAAGACAGCAAGGGAAATATAACAATTATTTTACCAGATGAAAATTTAGCTATGGATTCAAAAGAGTATGAAAGTTATAAACAGTTTAATACTTATGTGACTGCTCATTCAACTAACGATGCGAAAAGTCAAAGAGTTCAGCAAGTTGGCGCACAGATTTTAGTAAATGAAGGCACAGAAGAAGAGCAGAAATTTTTCAACGATGTTGCTGAAAAAGCAGGAGAAAAACTAAGTAGGACAGACAAAACAAAAGCCTTGGCCGCTCGTAACGCTACCACACAAGCAAACCTTGCAGGTTTAAAAATTATGTTTAGAGATCAGTACGGTATGAATGAAGACGCTAGTAATCGTTCAGCTATTGCAATGTATAAAAATCAAATACAAGACACCATAACTAGAAAAGAATCAGGAGAACTAGGCGCACAACCTTTTAATAATGCTAAAGTTTTTGGAACTATGATTACAATGGCTCAACAACAACGCATTGCAAGCAACCCTAGAAATTTTAGTAATGCGTCTATTGAGGAAATTGCAGATAGTCCTGCGGCAAAGTTTGCACTATTTGAAGACTATAGAAATTTAACAGATGATGCCATGTTAAAATATGATGGGCTAGTTTCTAAAACAAATAATCCTATTGTTACGGATGTCCATAACCAAATGAAAGGCATAGTAGAAATATCTAAAAAATATCCTAAAATAGCAGAGGTTGAAACTCTTGAAAAATTATATAATGATTCTTTAGGCCAAGCTGATCCTAAAGATACTTTAGAAACTGTTAATGCTAATCTGGCTTCTACAACATCTGATGCAAAGACAGAGCCTCGCGACCTAACTTTAGAAGACGCTAAGTTTTTCTTAGCAAACTCTGGAGAGTTTAAAGACATAGAGCCGGAGTACATTTTAAAAGCAAACCCACCTCAGTTTAGAAAGTTTATAGAGTTTAAAGAAAAACAAAGAATTAGAAAAGAAAGCGATGTTACAAGAGTTATGGAGCGCACAACAAGACTCAAGGCAACAGCTTTAAAAAGAAAAATGGAAAATGACCTAACTTCCAGTGAGCGTAGAATTTATCGCGTCACTAAAGTTTTACCAGAGCGTGTTATTGAAAAATTTAAAGGGGCTTAATTAATGAAGTATACTGGAAGTTTTTCAGACACTCGTGGTACACGCGATACCTCTTCTTTTTATGGTGGGGATTCTACAACCTTAACTCCTTACACAGCCACTAAGTTTAAAGAAGACACTGGCGTTAAAAAAGATTGGGCAGTTGTTCGGGAATACATGGCAGGCAAGGTTCTTGATCCTGCCTCTCTTGATTTAGCGTCTGAAGATGCAGATGTTTTAGAGTCTTTTAGAGACAGTGAATCTCGTTTTGAAAATATGATAGCAAAAGCTATGGTATTAGAAGATGCGCCTCAAGAAATTAAAGACAGCTACAAACGAATACAAGATAAATTTGCTACTATAGATAAAGAAGGTATTGGTGAATGGGCAGAAATGATAAAAGACTACGGCATAGATGCTGTTACTGACCCATTTAATATTGGTTCTGTTTGGTTTGCGGCACAAACAGGCGGCGTAGGCGCTCCTGCGGCACTAGCGGCTAGAGAAACTGCAAAGGCAGGAGCAAAAACAGCAATTAAAAAAGCTTTAACTGGCCCCTCTGCTGTGTCTCGTTTACCATCTAAAGGCTTGTCAACTACAGTGCGCGAAGTTCCTTCTCAAGAAACAACTTTACGCAGTCTTAGAGCATTGATGGATAAGAATCCAAAAAAATCTATAGCGGCTATCGGTGCTATACAAGGAACAGTAGACGATGTATCTCGTCAAAATTTAGCCATAACTGTAGGCTCTCAAGAAGATTTTAATCCTCTTCAAACAGTAGCTACAGCAGGAATTTCAGCGGGTTTAAATGTTGGAATGACTGTCGGTATTAACAAGCTAACCCAGAAATTTAAAGCTGACTCTGACATGGATGAGTTTACACCTGAAAGGGGCGCTGAGCTTTTTGACGAGGGCGTTGAAGGCGAGTGGATTCCTGCCTCTGGAGCAGGGGTATTAAGTGACTTAGATCGTTTAATTTCTGGGCCTTCTGGAAGCTATAAAGATATAACACCTGACGAAGAGCTTATAAAAAAGTATGCGTCTGATTTAGGGGGAGGTGCTAAAACTGTAGAAGAAGTGCAGGCTATTATTATGGCGGCGGCTCAGACAGAAAAAACAGCAGGAGCTATTAAAAATAAAATAAAGAAAGACTTGTACGCTCACGCTACGCACAATACTAGCCGATGGTTAGGGAAAGCTTCAGGAGTTTTAAGTCCTTTTGCAAAAGTATCTAAAACAGCTAAGCTACTTCAAGAAAAATTCTCTCACGAGATGGGAATAGATTGGAAGGTTAATGATCGTTTAGTCGGTAAAGATTACTTTGAAACCCAACGCGAAATTCAAGGTCGTTTCTTTGAAGACTACAGGGCCATTGTCGAGCCTTTAACTACCAGTAAATTCTTACGCCGGAACGAAGACAATGCTAAACTAGCTGACGAAGTTAATGATGCTTTAATGTTGGCTGTGCGCGGTCAAAAAGCAACAAGCAAAAGTAATGGCCTTTCTCCTGAAATAAACATAGAAATTAACAAGGCTTCAGTGGGCGTTAAAAAACTATATCAGTCGATGGGTGCTGAGCTTAAAGAAGCAGGACTTATTGAAAACGAAGTAGCTGATTATATCCCGCGTTCTTGGAATCGTAAAGCTATCTTAGAAAATAAAGAAGGCTTAGCTAGATTATTTGAAGATCAAGACGTTGTATCTAAAGGCAAGGGAATGGAAGCAGTTGAAGACATGTTAAGAATTGACAGTCAATTAGATGGCGGTGGTTCTGGCGGTTTCTTTTTCTCAGCTAAGCGATCTTTTGATAACATTAAAAGAGATGCAGATTTTCAAGAGTTTTTAGACACTGACGTTAGAGCAACTATGAACCTTTATACTTTCCAAGCCGCTAAAGGTTTGGCAAAGGTTAGAACTTTGGGTGTGCGGAACGAAAAAGAATTTAAAGACTTTTATATAAATCAAATTCGCAAGGAGATGACTGAGGCAGGAGAAACATTTACTGCTAAAGACGCTGAAAGAATTACACGAGTATACCGTACTACCACTTCTGAAAACTTAAACAGGTTTGGCAAGTACGCTCAAGGTGCAGTAGACGGCTACGGTTTAGTAAACAGAGTAGCTTACTTAGGTCTTGCAACGGTATCTAGTTTAACAGAAGTCTTCTTAAACTTTAGTAAGGCCGGATTTAAAAACAGCTTTAAAGGCTTGTCAGAAGCTATGGAGCTTTCGTACAAAGGCGCTACAGGAAACATGCAATCTAAACTAATGTCTCAGCACAATATGACAGCCGCAGAAGCACGAGCGGAAATGCGTAAGTTTAGCTTGGGCATGGATATGGGATTGACTCAGCTAGAAAACCGTTTAGGCGGTGATGACTTGCAAACCAAATGGATGCAGAAAGCAAGTAGTGGTTTCTTTAAAATGACCTTGCTTGAAGATTGGACAAAGTTTGTACAGACAAGTTCATTTATGAGCGGTAAGAATTTAATTGAAGAAAACATTCAAGCTCTTGTAGCCCACGGAGCTAAGCCGCTAGGCAAAAGGCAGAACACTTTAATAGGTGAGTTAGCTGAACTAGACATAGATTATAAGGATGCTATGGAGTGGTACAAGCGTGGAGCTAAAAGGAATGACGAGTTTTACGACAAGAAGTTCCTGTCAGGGGCGGCACGTTATGCTAACTCTGTAATTTTACAGCCTTCTGGAATGTCTAACTTAAAGCCGTTATTGTTTAGTAACCCTAAAACCTCTATAGCTTTTCAGTTGATGGGTTACCCTGCGGCATTTACAAACACGGTACTTAAAGGAAGCGTTAAGCAACTTACAAAAGATGTTAAAAGCGGTGACCCGCGCAACGTAGGTAAGGTCGCAGTGACTGCTTTATCAATGGTTCAGGTAGCTCGTATCATGAATGATTGGAGATCGGACGGTAAGTCAGAAGAAAAAGGAGCGGTCAGCGCAAATTTTCAAGCTGTAAAACGTGTAGGTGGTTTAGGCATTTTAGCAGATAACATTACTAAAGGTTATGATGCTACTAAATATAGTGGTTCTGTTCTAGGTTACGGTACGATGCCTTTTGGCCCAGTGGCTACAGATATTTTAAGCGCAACTAGACGAGGAATCACACCTACACTGGCTAGAAAAATTCCTGCCGCCTTGTCACCAGTACAGAAAATATTAGGAATTGTAGACGAAGACGAAGCAGAAAAGTTTAAGGCCGATATGGATCAGTTTATATACGAAGCTGATAGAAATATATCAGACTTTGAACAAGGCTTTATTCCAGAGTTTGAAACTACTTCATCTTTAGCGCCATATGCAACAGGCGGCATAGTCAAAGATGTGCCTAACGTACCTACTGAGCCTGACGAAAGAATTGATAAGCTTACAGGGTTGCCGTATAACGCACAAGCAGGTGACGCGTATACAGACATGGAAGACCGTGCTAAATTTTCTATGGGCGGTAGGCTGATAGCAAAAAAACTAACTGGTTATTTTAATAAAAAGTCTCCCTCGCCTTTACGACAAGCTGAAGATGCTGAGTTTATAGCTCAACGACAATTAGAGATTGATCCTGATGGTGCTGTTTTTTACGGTATACAGGACGATCTTTTAGATTTAAATAAAGTTATGAAGTCTAGTAGACCTTCTAGAGATTATCAAAACGTACCTCTGGCATCAAGAAACGAAAGAGTAACAATAAAGTTTTTAAATGAAAATGGATATAGAGATTATAGCGGGACAGGTAAAAAAGATTTTACTTACGAGCTAATGAAAGATGGGTCTTACAAAGTTTACACACCTTACGTAGATGCTAAAGGCAAAGAAAAATTAGGCGTTAAAACATTTAAAGACCCGACATTAAAACAACTTAGAAAATATATGGGATACGCTGAAGGGGGTAAAGTTGAAAGGATTCAGAAGTCTGAAGGTGGCGAAATTAAATCCGCATCTGATATTTTAGAGTCTATACAAAAAACCGTAAGTCCTGTAGCTGTTAAAATAATGCAGACATTAGGAATTACAGACCCTGATCAAATTGAAAATGTATCTAAAGTTGCAGACAAAATAAATGGAAGAGAACTTGTAGGTGTTTCTAAACCTGAAGCAGAAGAGTATAAAAAAACTATTGTAAGTAATCTAAGTGAAAGTTTTTATAAACAGATGCGAAAGTCGGAAGGCGATCATGGCGACACTCCTATACCAACAAACGATGCACAAGAACAGAACAAGCCCGTAACAGAGAGATCCCTTGACGTTGGGTTCGGTCACAAAATTACAGAGGCTGAACTAGCTTCTGGCACTATATACGGCATACCTTTTATGGATGTAAAAACAGGTACATATATACCTTTAACAAGTTCTCAAAAACGTACAATTCAAAAGCTAGATATTGAAGCCAACGTACAGCTTGCTAGAAACAAATCGTGGGATGCCACATTGAAAAGTAAGGGCATGTCATACGAGTCTTTATCAGAGCCTTATAAGCTTGTGTTAGAAGATATTGCATATAATGTAGGTGGAAACAAAGCCGCTGTGTGGTCAGGCATTTTTGATTCTATGAAAGCAGGTGACACTATGAAAATTGTTGGGCATTTGAGAAGACAAGACGGTGGAAAAAATACATCGGGTATGGACAATAGAGCCGCTAAAGCCGCGTATGCGGCAGGTTTAATTGAAAACTTACAGCAAGCTAAGGACTATGGGTTATCTTTAGCAAACACTAACGAGATTCCTTCTTAATATTATGGGCTTTCCTTTTGAAATAATAACTATGCTTGGCTCCACAGTTCTTGGTGGGGTTATGAGTGTGTGGGCAGAAAGTCGCAAGGCAAAACAAGAGCAACAAAAGCTTCTTATAACTCGCGGTGAGTTTGAAATGAAAGCTATAAAAGCCGCAAGGAATGTAAAAGATAAGGGCTTTCAATGGACTCGTAGAATCATCGCGCTGTCCTCAGTGTTTGCTATTGTAATACTGCCAAAGCTTGTAGCCGTATATTATCCTAATGTAGATGTTACGGTAGGCTACACAAATTTTCAGCCCGGATTTTTATTTCTTACTGAAGGTAGAGAAATCTTTGAATGGATAACTTTTCAAGGTTTAGTAATAACACAGCTAGATACCAACTTAGTTTCAGCAATTATAGGCATGTACTTTGGCGGTAGCTTAGTTAAAAAATAACAAAACTATTAAGAATCACGGACACATTAATAAATGAAAGACGATTTTAAATACTTTAAACTCTCAGACTTTGATTGCCAAGAAACTGGCGAGAACGAAATGAATAAGGGTTTTATACGCAAACTAGATCACTTGCGGGAGGTGTGTGGCTTTCCGTTCCAAGTGATTAGCGGCTACAGAAGTCCCAATCACAGCGTAGAGAAAGCAAAAAAAATTGGCGGTACACACACACGTGGGATTGCCGCAGACATCTACGTAAACGGAGGTCGTCAGCGTATGCAGATAGTGCGTCATGCTTGTGCGTTAGGCTTTGTAGGCATAGGGGTTGCTAAAGGTTTTGTACACGTAGATTTGCGAGATGATTTTAAACCAGTACTTTGGTGCTATTAATTTTAAATACAAGGAGATATAAAAAATGTCAGAGAAAGGTATTGTAATTCCTACATGGGCTATTCCGCTAGTAGTTAGTTTATTTGTTGGCGCTATAAGCTACGGTGCGGCACAAGCCAATGCAGAGACTACTACAAAAGAAGTTAAGCGTATTGAAGTCATTGTTAAAGAAACAGCTAAGAAGGCTCAAGAGAATGGTCAGGCTCAAGCTGTAACAGAGACAAAAGTTGATGCGATTGTTGAGTCATTAGCTCGTCAAGAAAAGATTCAAGAAAAAACTAACGATCAAATTTCTGCGTTAGTTCAAGCGTTATTGGCTAAGCAGTGAGGATGGTTTTTGCTTTGATCTTCCTTTTCTCTAATGGAGAGATTGATAAAAGCAAGACACGCTACTACGCAAAAAAACACCACTGCGTTTATATGTGTCAGGAGCTATCTAAACCCTCTAAACACTACGAGGCAGTAGACTGTATCTGTCGTTTAACTTGGGTAGATAATTCTGAACGAGTTATAAAATGAAGACGTTAGTGTTTGCATTAATGATAGAGACTTTAACTCCTGATGGTTTTGTTGAAGACATTGAGGAGTATGGAGTCTGGAATAACATTAACTCCTGTGTTTATTTTGCTAGAACAATAACCCTGCAAAGCATAAAGGGGTCTGGTGAGAATAGGTTCGGGAAAATATATGACGTACCAGTAAGGGCTTTTTGCAAACCGAAGTATGTAGACCCAAAAGAAACTGTAATTTTTGAATGAGCGTTGTATATGAGTAATTTTGATTATAGAGACAAAGAAGAGTGGAAGGCTTTAATTTTTGTAATTGTATTTTTTAGCGTGGGCTTTAGCTCACTTCTTTGGATCGACTAGTTTAACGATAATAGCGAGGAATAGTTAATGCCTGCAACAAAGAAAAAGAAATCAACAGTCAATAAGGCGGGTAACTATACCAAGCCTACAATGCGTAAGAACTTATTTAATAAAATTAAAGCGGGAAGTAAGGGCGGTAAAGCAGGGCAGTGGTCAGCACGAAAGGCTCAGATGCTTGCTAAAGAATACAAAGCTAAAGGAGGCGGGTACAAATGAAAGTTAAAGCACCTAAAGGTCATCACTGGATGAAGCAGAAAGACGGCTCAATGAATCTAATGAAGCACACTGGTAAGTTTGTTAAGCATAAGGGCGCTTCACTTGAAGCTAATTTTAAAGTACAAAAGGTTCATAAAAATAATGGCGCTTAAAAAATCTCAAAAGTCTTTAAAGAAATGGACAAAGCAAAAGTGGCGTACACCTTCTGGAAAACCTAGCGGTAAAACTGGCGAAGTATACGCGCCTGCTAAGGCTATAAAGAAACTCAAATCAACTGCGGCAGGCAGAAAGAAACTTGCGGCGGCTAATAAAAAGAAAAGAGAGGCTACAGCTAAAGGCAAACAACACGCTAAGCATGGACTACATAAAGGAAAGAAACGATGAGAGAAGACTACAAGAAGGGCGGCAAAACTAAAAAGAAAAGAGATTCAAGACTAGAGAGGGCAGGAGTCAGTGGATACAATAAACCGAAACGTACCCCCAAGCACAGTAAGAAAAGCCATGTTGTCGTGGCAAAAGAAGGTGACAAAATCAAGACGATTAGGTTTGGAGAACAGGGGGCAAGCACCGCAGGAAAACCGAAAGCGGGTGAATCTGACCGTATGAAAAAGAAACGTGCAAGCTTCAAAGCGCGACACGCTAAGAACATAGCCAAAGGCAAGATGTCCGCGGCCTATTGGGCTAACCGCGTGAAATGGTGATCTGATGGCTGAATTATCTGAAGACACAGCGGTAACAATTCCGCTCAGGAATCTGATTGCAATGATTGCATTTACATCAGTATCTACAATGGCGTACTTCTCTGTGCAAGAGCGGTTAAACACCCTTGAACATGCCTTAGACAAAACTCAGATGGACATAGAGTCCAACTCTGAGTTCCGTATTAAATGGCCCAGAGGCGAATTAGGATCGCTTCCTGCTGATGCGCGGCAAGACATGCTAATCGAATACACAGCGGGGCTTGTTGATAAAGAGATAGTCAAAGGCGAACAACTTTTAGATGACATACATAATCTCAAGTTAAGGCTTGCCGCTCTAGAAAAAGGTTTAAGTCCAGAATAATAAGGCAAGCTGTTGGCAACCTATTGGGCTAACAAAGTTAAGTGGTAGTATGATTAAGGGCGCTGAGTTCATCCTCTAAAAAAGAATGAAGCGCCTCTAGTTTTGGTTTCGTAAGTTGTACAATGTTTCTCATAATTAACAACTCGTCACCGCTAAAGACCTTATTTAAATCACCTTCAGGGATGCCGGACATTTCTGTCACGACAACCCCTTCACAGTTAATAAGAATTTTAAACCCTAAGACATTGGCTTCCTTGCCTTTCTTAAACGATTTCACAAGCACCGCCCACACACGCCAACTCTTGTGAGCCTGTTGTGTTATCTTCTTGTTCAAAGTTTTCAAGGTCATTCCAGTTAATATCTTTCGGCATGGCTTTCACTAACTCCTTATATTGTTCTGCGTTTATTTCTTCATAGGGGGCTTGCTGATATACGTGGTCACTGTACGGCAACAAGCTAATACCGCTACACAAATCAAAGTTTTCCCATATCCATTGGGATACCTGCAAGAACTCATCGTCTGTGTAGTAAACAGTTATGCTTGGTTTATGTTCGCACCAATGGTTCTGATACGCTTTCCACAACGCTAACTGTTCCATAGCCCCTACTTGTTTAACTGTTGTACTAGTCTTAGGAGACTTCACAGGGAAACTAAACACAAGGGATGCAGGACTCATTACATCTTGTTCGACAGGGAATCCCGCTGTTGACATGTATTGCGCGAGGGGGTCTTTCGCATCTGAGCGTACTCGTCTAATGTAATGCTTAGAAAAACGAGGATGAATGCCACTGGCACTATCAACAAGCTGAGACACCGTGCCACTAGGCTTAACGCAAGTAATAGCCGCTGATTGATTAATTCCCAACTTCTTTGCCCAAGCTTTATTAGTTTTAACCGCGACACCCTTCATCTCCTCTAGCCATTCAGCAAGCTTGTCAGTAGACGAGCCTAGCACTTTATGATCCATGATCCCTGTAAGGCTCACACCTAACAAAGCCTCTTCTTCTGTATTACGTTGCCAAACTTTACGCAAGTATCGGAAGTCTGTAAGTGTAGCCTGTAGTGTTCCGATCATCGCGGCTACTTCTATTTTAGATTTCAAAGTCTCTAAAGTATCTTCAGACCTAACAACTACCTCAGACAAATTACAGAACTGATTACTGCGTAGTATAATCTCAGAGCAAGGGTTAGTACCAAAGTCCTGCTCAGCATCCCTACGTCCATTCTTGCTTGCAACTTTCTGTGCCGCTATGCGACTGAAGATTCCGCGCTCACCCGCCTTAGACTCGTACATGTTCTGCATCTCAGACAGAAAGGACTCAAAGTCAGGCTTCTCTGTGTACGCTACGCTGTTGTTAGCTAAGCGCCTATGCCCCTCGTTTCTCCACCAATCTCCTGACTTAGCTTTAGCCATACGTGGGTCGGATAGGTTAGATAAACTTATCAGTGCTGAACGCCTTACACCGCCAACAACAACGATGTCTGCTATCTTACAGACAACATCGTGACACTCAATAGAAGTTAGCTTGCGGCCTGCGGCTTTTGAGAAAACACCAACACAAAAATTAAATAAATCTACTAAGGGTTCTGGGCCAGATGCTCGTCCACCAAAGGTTTTAAGTCTTGCGCCTGCGGGACGGACGTTGTGCATATCCCACTTAGGAATCTTCCCTGCGTATAGCATAGCAATCAACTCGCGGAACGCAGAAGCCCAACCGATCTTGCTATCACTAACGACAATAACGCTGTCAGTAGTATGAAATGTTTCTGCAATCTCAGGTAGTTTGTTTATGAAGTTACGTTCAACGCTAAACCCTACACCTGTGCCACACATAAGAACATACATCAACTCATCAAAGGATCGCGGTGAATCTATGTGCAGATAACTACAGTTAAACCCTGCAACATTGTCTTTGTCGAGTGCTTCCCCCGCTGTCATCATGCATCTCATGCTAGGCATAACCTCTAGATTGTATATTGCATCGTATAATTTCTGTCCTTCAGTCACGGTAATCTGTTCACGATCTCTCCAAAACTGTACATAGCGGTACACTGTTTCTGTCCATGTCTCTCTTCGATTATGTTCAGGTATCCAACGTGCGTAGCGTGACTTGTGTATAAATTCTTGGTACTGATCCATTAAGTGTTCTCCTTGGTGACAATTGTTGTTAGTTTATTTAAGTACCACGTAGCCTTATTTAAGTCCTCTACTTGCTTGCCTTTATAGTCGTAGCGCCAAAGGTATTTCATACAGTTGCCCTTGAGATACCCCTTGAAAGCTACGCTAGACATTGACTCTTCAATGGCTTCGATGCATTCAATGTTGCCAGTGTTGTAGTGCTTTGGATTGTTGACAACATCCTCACTTAGTGTATGTGCTTCTTGCATAGCCATATCAACGTAAGGCTTGTAAGGCTCAAGTGCAGGATGTTCTTTAGCTACTCTATCCCAATCTGCGGGTGTTGCATCATTTAATCTTTTCATGTGCTATCTCTTCGTATAAGTTAATTGTAGGTTCTTTGCGCCTAGTATCTTTTAATTTAGAAGAAGAACTAATCTTCTTGAACTTCTTCTTTCTTAAAAACCTATCGCGCCTCTCGTCTTTTCTATTGAAGTCAGTCAAAACTCTCCCTCTTCTTGGGGTTAATCCAACTATCAGGGATGGTGTCTTCGCTAAACCATCTGAAGTTGTTAGCACTTGCCCACTCACCGTGGCTTCTTTTAGTGCCGTCTTTTCTACGTTTGGCTTGCGGCATTGGCGCACTTGGATTCGCAAACAGAAACACTAACTCTGTATCTTCGGGTAGTGTCTTACTAATCCAGATGTACTTGCTAAACTCTGCGTAGTCCCAGAACCTACCCTTAGCTTCAAGCAGAATCTTCTTGCCCTCAACCTCGCGGATAAAGTCTGGGTGATAGTTATGCTCAACGGTGTAAGGAACTTTGTCGGTGTGGAAACTCCAACCATCAAGGATGCCTGAATGTAATTCATACTCCCAATTAGAGTCGTAACCTTTAACAAGATTCTTTTCTACAGGACGCTTGACTCGTTGTTTGCGGTAGCCCTTCTTAATCTTATTCAATGAAGTACAGCCTCCCTGCGCTCTAGTTCCGCATCTATCAAGAGCCGCAAGTCTTCTAGAAACTCGTTGTCTATATCTGTAATAGACTTATCACTGTTAAATAAAAAACTTCCTGTAGCTATGATCATCTGTTCAATTTTCATTGTACTTCTCCTAATGTGATAGTTTCTATTACGCGGTGAGGGTTTGATTTAATAATCTTAGTTATCTTATTACAGACCCACTTAGGATGATAGGCGTTAAGATGCATAGTTCTTTGCGCCATGTAGTGAGTCTGCTCAGGCATAAAGTTTTTATAGTTATCAACAGTAACGCCCTGTCCTTCTTCTTCACTGAGCAACGAGCGCAACCAATCAACTATAATAACGCCTGAGTGCTTCCTAATCCGCTTAGCTTTCTTGCCATTCATACTAGTAGTTCCTCTACTTTAGGTTCGACTACAACTTCTGTCAAGTATGCGAGTCCGTTTGAGTATTTAAAGGTACGTAAACCCTGTCCATCGTTAGCATCTTTGTAGCATTCGTGCTTGTACTTACACCAACTACAACCCTTTGGAAGTTTCATGTTGCCTTTCTTGCCATCAGGTATGGGAGTATAACATAATTCTGGAGGTACGTCAAGCTCTAATGCAGGCAATAGCTGACTAATAGAGGTTTTAATGTTGGGCTTATCAAGATCGTCAGGCACGTACATACACAACTCACCGCTCTCTTTGTTCAACACCAAGAACCCGCCATTGTCAGTACCTTCTGCCGCCTCGTAGCCCGCAAGCTGACCAAGGTATCCGAAAGGATCGTCTTGTGATAAGCGTCCGTCCTTGAACTTGTTAAACGCAAAGCGAGATGCGGTCTTAACATCCACCACTTCGCCATTTATCTTACAGTCCATGTGGCCTACGATGCCTTTAACTTCAACTTCTTTTTGCTCGTCTGTTACTTTGTGGCCGGACATCCGCACAAGCATCAACACAATCTCTTCAAGCAAGTGGCCGTACAGGAACTTGATTTGCGTTGGCCCATCAATACCGCCACGCCCCGCAGGGTCACGCTTCTCATACCACAACTGACGCGATGGCTTTCCTACATTAGACATACGAACCGTGAAGTCTTTGTTGCGATCAGAAGGAACTGCCCAAGACATTAGAGCTTCTTTAATTCCAACAAGAGTGTTGTCAATATCTTCTTCTGTTAGCGGCAAAGGCTTACCGTCTGATAGTCCTTCAAGGTGTTTGTAGATGTCAGGTACTATAGTATTAAGCTTCATGCTGAACGTCCTTTATATTTTTAATTACATTCGTTATAGTTTTAAGGTCTGTTTTAAACCACTCGTTAGCGTGTTCAATCTTATTTTCTTTTAGCGCGGAGTGAACGAGTCTCTCAGCTTCTCGCCTGTCTTCAAAGTATTTAGAATAACAAACCTTATAATCTCTAAAGGGCGATGAAGTCTGGTAACTAGAACATCTGTCCTTAGCGTCAACAGCCATGCCAACTTTGAACCAACCTTTCCACGCAGGGTTTGATATTATGTATACGTGACCCTGAACATTTTGATTATATAAACTCTTTACTTTTTCACCTAAAATATGAGCCTTATAAGTAAGTATACCCATAGCCTCATACACAGCTTCAAACCCTTTTAATTTATACAGCTTGTAATAAGGGTGCTGTGGGTTGCCAACACGATAACGATGACCTTTTATCGTTAAACGAGTTTTGTTTTCTAACGAGCGTCCTTCAGTATTAATGTGTTTCACTCCAGTTCTCCCCGACTTTATAGTCTCCGTCCAGTGGACAATTTAAATTAAACATACACCCTGCTTCTTTAATAGCTTGAACACCTAGCTTACCAACCTCTACTGCATCATCAAGGTGACATTCTATCTGCCATTCATCGTGTACATTGGCTACAAACTTAGCATCGTATCCGTGGTTCTTTATCTTCTCGTCTAGTATTATTAACGCTTTCTTCATTACTATTGCGCCTGCTCCCTGCAACAAAGTATTTAAGGCCGCGTGTTCTGAGCGCACCGTAAGCTTACGTCCGTCTAGTGCTTTAACGAATCCGCTTGAAGCTTCTCGTTGTACTCTGTCTGTAAGCTTTTTAAATGATGGGAGATTATCAAAGAAGCGTTGTCTAAGTCCTTTCCCAACCGCTCTACCTCGTCCAACCACAGACCCAAGCTTTGCATCTCCTGCTCCGTATAGGAGGGCATAGATAAAAGTTTTCGCCTGACTTCTTGATTCAAGTTCAGCAAGGCGCTGATTAGCGGTGTGTATATCTCCGTTAAGTATTTCATTAGTATAGCCCTCATCGTTTAAGTAATGTGCAAGCATCCTGAGTTCTAAGCCTGAAGCATCAATCCCTACCAGACGATAGTCCTCTGGAACAGTCCAACAAGATCGGCAATCTTCGCCGAACGGTGACGAACTACTAGGAATCTGAGCCATGTTAGGATGTGAATGTGTCATACGCGATGTCACTGCACCGTTAGGATTGACGTACCCATGAACCCTGCCAGTGTCTTCGTTGAGTTCCTTGATCCAACTCTTAGTTTGAGCCAAGCGTTTCTGCAACATAAGATACTTAGCAATCAATGCGGCCTGCGGTATGTTCCTAACCTTATTTAAAGTTGACTCATCTACAATGGGTTGACCTGTAGGTGTATGCTTCTGAGGCTTCCAACCAAAACGAATTAGGTACTCGCCAATCTGCTTGCGTGACCCTAAGTTAAAAGGCGTTTCAGTTTTACGTGCGATAGGCTTACAATCTATATCTAATGAAAGCTTCTCGTACTCCTCGTCTGTCAGTCTTGTACCCTTACCATGCTGATC